TCTTAAAGTAGAATGTGCGGAGATATATAGGCATGTTATATACCTCTGTAAAAGAGAACATACCTTGTGAGTTAAAACTTATTTGAAAGAGTTGTTCGTGTATTTGTGGTTTATATTCCGGCGTTAGGCCAAAGAAATGTAACGGTCATAGGGACCGTGAACTCCTTTTCTTCTCCATCTACATCTGTGTATGTTGATGTCATATCAACATCAGGCATAATCTCAGTTACATGAGCTCTGAAAGCGATAGAATCTCTAGATAAAAACTCATTATCTACGAAATTAGAAATATACTTTTTTTCATCATTACCATCGACTGCAGATATCATATGTTTAAATCTTGTTGTTATTTCCGGATCAACTCCATTTTTATTCATTTTGCGCCTTGCAAGAATTTCCTTCTGCACAGCCTTTTCTATTTTATGAGTTACAAGACCAAATTGAATCTTTCTTTTTGAAGCGGGTAATTCCCATTCTATAAATCCATTTTCACCTGCCTGTGATAAAATATTTTCATCAAAAGTACTTTCTCCTAAGTCTGAAAGATTTACACTCATAGTATTTTTTGCACCACATGCTGGGCATAATGCATCAAACCTATAATCTGCACCATATCCTAAAATACGAGAAGCTATCATAATGGCATTTTTATCACCAACAATTAAATCATTATAATTAATGGGTGTTATAATTAATGATTTAAATAATTCATCTAAAACAGTGCCCTTTCTTATTAAATTAGCTGAGGATAAAATATCTTCTTCCTTTGCAGTCATATATTTCATTTGAATTTTACCCGAGGATAATGGATTGTCTTTAGGATAACATAATCCTTTACTAGGTAATTCCACTGTTTCTGTTGGGAATTGATATTTGTTTTCAGTAATTGAATCCTGAATTACTTGTTTTTTTAACTGTTCGTCTGTTACCTTTCCTGGATAGGAATCATCATAGGTTTTGCTCATAACTTAATCTCCTTAGTTCTATAACTTATCATATATAAATATATATGTCGTTAAAAAAGAGGTCAAAAAAAACCCTACATTTAGTAAGGTTTTTTTCATAATAGCGATGCGTATTATTAGTACTGTAATATCGCGTAATCGTATGCTACACCAATTCCTACTGTAAGAGCTTGGTCAGCCGATGCCCAGTCTAAATCACCAAATGATACGTTAGTAGCAAATGCACCTTTTAAAGTCCATTCTTCTACCTTATCACCTACAGGTCCTAATACGTTAATAGTTATATCCTTTTTATAAAAATCAGAATAACCATCTCTACCTGTTACTGATTCATGTCCTAATCTTACCCATTCCATTGCAGCTTGTGCAGCTGAAGGTACTATAGGATCATATAATTCTATTTGAATATCTTGCCAAGTTGCTTTACCTTTCACTTTATGTGATACATTGATGTGTGGCATTTCAACCGTTCCCATCGCAATTGATGGTCTACTAGCTTTTCTTATCAAATATGCTGGAACCCCTTCCAAATACAGTATAAATCTATTTGCCTGCTTTGGTTCAAAGGGCGTAAAAAACATTTCATTTGGGTCTATTATTTGAGCCATTTATTATCTCCTTATCAATTATAAATATCTACGTCCACACATTTTTATTCAGGAAATTCCGCGCCTGTTGGTAAAATGTTGAAATCAAGAACAATAAATTCTGCTGTTTTAGTTGGTTGCAAGAATATTTGCCCTCTTAATTCATTCCTATCAATTACGTCTGGAGTATTATTTGTTTCATCCATTACTACTTTGAAAGCAAATAATCCTGAATTAGATTGAACATTTTCTAAGTATGGATTTACTATACCTAAGAATCTATTTCTAGTTGCTGCGGTATTTTGTTCGAATACTAAGAATTTGGTTGAAGAAGCAATAAATTTCTTAACAGTAATCATTAATCTTCTAACATTTATTCTATCTAAAGCAGATGCTTTTTTCTGTAGTGTTTTTTGTCCCCATACCGTAACATTTTGTCCTGGGAATGAAGCAATAGGATTAACTCTTCCATCGTATAATGTATCTCTTTCTGAGTGTGTTAATCTTGTTGCCGGTTCTAACACAGAAGTTAATCCTCCTCTTGTTAGTCCTGCAGGTGCAAACCAAGGATGAGACAATTGATCTGTTTGAGCAATAACCCCAGCTACTACAACTGAAGGTGGAACCCAAACGTGTTTATTATTATCTGAATCTACTAATTTTACCCATGGATAATAAGTAGCTGCATATGATGTATCAAATTGACCTGCATCAGAAGTTGCGTCTGTTATTTGTGTTGATACAACTGGGGATGCTGCATATTTAGCAACATCTAGTAAATAGAAAGCGTCTGCTCTTGCTTCTATTTTTCTTAATGCATAGTTTTGAATACTGCTAGCCTGATTATATATCAACCCAGGAGTAACTAGTAAGTTAATATCCCACTCATCAGGATTAGATACTGCGTCAACTGCTCTTTTATAAGCTACAGTTCCTTCTGAAGTAGATGTACTAATATCATGACCCATTACGTTTGTAGTAGTCATATTAGCACCCGTTAATTTATGCTTAGATGGATGTATACCATCAAATCCACCCTGGAATGGAACAACAAATTTTCTTTGATTAACCGAACCTGTTACAGTTGTTAATAATGTAAATGAATGCGCTGATCCAGGTTCATTATCCGCTGCTAAATCGTGGCCATACATGTTACTTAAATTAAAATCTATATTATCACCAACTCCTGAACTTGCGTTTGGAGTAACATTAAGATAATTTAAATTATCAAATCCAGCCGGATTTCCGTTAGAATCCTCAGCATCTTTAAAGTTAAAGTTAAATCCATAATACTGAGAAGACATCCAATCATCAGATTTACCCTGTCTTGTTACAAATGAACAAGAAGGCGATGTTCCTATAGTTGTAGGAATTGGATCAGTAACAGCTTTAAATCCAAATGGTAATTGGTCTTTGGCTACTGTTCCTGCTTTCAGTGCATTCGTTCCCTCAACTCTTATAAATTGTGATTTGTTTGGATAATCATTATATCCAATTAATTTACCTTCATCGTTTATTTTATAATATCTATCACCGATTCTTCTTAATACGAAATTAGTATCATCTGGATCAAGAGTACAACCTGAAAATGATTCTACTACTGTATCTGCCGTATAAGTATATGGATTTCTATCACCCTTAACCGCATTAATTTCTGTTTGGTCTTGTCTGATAACATTTACATCAAACGTTCCATATCCTTTATCTGTTAATGTTGTATACTGAATATTAGAAATACCGATTTTAAATCTCCAGTTTTCAGATGTTCCATGTCCTAACGACTTAAATCTAAATAGATTTTGAGTAGAACTATTAACTGAATCCTTCTGAGTTGTAATATATGGAGTAGTTGCTTCTTGATATGCAGGTAAATCTATAGTTCCATGAGAACCAGATACACCACCTGCTAGTCCTGCAAATGTTTTACTTAATTGCTGATGAACCTTAAAGTTAGTCCACAAGAAACCTCTTTTAGAAGTATTAGGATTATATCCAAATAATTTATCTATATAGTTATCTGCTGTTTTTGTAAATGAAGCAGAATATGCTGTTCCTGATGCATCTTTATTATCTAATTCAGAAAATCCTGAAACTGTTCCTGCTGAACCTGATAATTTTATTACGAAAGCAGAAGCTGAAACTGGTCCTGTAGCAGAACCTGCTCCTGTTAGTGCTGGTGTTGTATCCACAGCACAGGCAGTAGATGCTGCTCCTTCAAATGCGGATGGAATAATAGTAGCTACTGTTTTTTCCAATACATTATCTGTTTCTGCATGCGATCCAGAATAAGTAATTGCATAAAACGGAATTGAAGATATTGTTGATCTTCCTAATGTTCTAACAATTGTTACCCTCCCAGCTTGTCTTAAATATTCTTTAGCTGTATATGGAACATAAGTTTCGGTTGATAAATCACCGAATATATTTTTAAATTCTTCAAAATTATTTACTACCGTTGGCCAAAACGCAGGTCCTGTTTTTGTTGGTCCTATTATACAACCACCAATTTCACCCACACCTTGAGGTAAAAACGAAAGGTCCTTTTCACGTGTAAATACACCAGGACTTACTATTCTTTCCGCCATTTATTTTCTCCTATATATTATCTAATAATTGCAGTTTACAGGTATTTCAATTCATATATAAATATCAAGTAATTAGTCAAAACACCATTTATTTTGATTTAACTGGAGTAAATGTTCCATTATCCAGATTTAACTGCCCAATTCCATATTTTTCTTGAAGATTTTTAACTAGTTCTCTTTCCTTTTCCTGTAAATCAGTGTAAGCTTTTTCTTCGCTTACGATCGCGTCATTTAATCTTTCTACGGCTTGATTCATCAATATTCTTTCAACATTTAATTGACCTATTCTAACCGTTTGTTTTTTGTAATTATCACGTAGTTCCGTTATTTTATCTAAGTCAGCCTGTTCTACCTTAAGCTGGTTTTCTTTTAGTTTATCTACTAATTTCGATTCTGTCATAACTTATTCTCCTTTATTAATTATATTGTGTATATATAATATATATGTATATACTTTTTCAAACATTAGTTTTTTCTTGGAATATCTTTTATATTATCTATTTCTTTTAATTCCATAATAATTTTGGATGTACTATAAGATTTTATACTTGATTGGGATAATTCCTTATTTAATGCATCTGGTATAATATAGCCATTCATCTGGATAGAAAATGCTGCCCTTACCATCCGATCGGCACCCTGTGGGGTATCTGTTGTAATTGAATAATCACTTATATTAGCTTTAAATTTATATTTTTCCGGGTCTCCCCAATAAGAACCCGCGGCATAATTTATAGATTCGATTAATTTATTCATATGTTCAACGTAATCTGTCCAAATAATACAATCGTAACTAATTGTAACATAATCCGGAACGACTATATTATATGATTCCTGAGATGGGTTTCTATCATGTAAAACATTAAATTTATCATATCTATTATTCTTATTATATTTTCTTCTAAAAATATCATACATTAATTGTGGATTGTTTGCATCTATCTTACTTGCAAATTCATTATTTTTAGAAACAGATGATCTTCTATACATAATTAATGGTATTATTCTTTTTCCATTAACATCCCTAGAGTAACCACTTTTCTGAACAGATTTCCATCTTTCAGGACTTCCAAATAATACCGGCACTCTTACTAACTCTTCACCTTCTGTTACAGATGGTTTTATAACATTATCAAAATAATATTGTATAGATTCATCTATATCATATAGACCCATATAAAAATTAGAAACATTATCGTCTCTTTTTATTTGGTTACCCCTATTAATACTTTTCTTTTTACCAGAAAAGATTTCTTGTTGAGTTTTTGGTATAGGTTTTCTTCTTTTAGCCATATTATTTATTCACCGTACATTGATAAGCCACTTCTAACTTTTTCTAACTGTGGTATATTTCTTCTTGTTTGATGGGTAGTTGCGATTATTGAATGGCTCGATCCAAAATCACTGCCTAAATTTGTTGTCTTTTCGTTTTCACCCCTAATATACTGATTTTCTACGATCTGATCTATTTCCCAATATGAATTATCCCAGTATAATATATCACCGCCCTCCAAAACCAAATTTAAATCATGTTCCATAATATCTTTTAAAAATGAAAATGTTGCTGTTTGATTTATATCTGTGCCAAATTCATCAGAATCGGTCATCTGATCATCTCTATTTATTAGTGCTGCTACTCTTACTCCCGGGAAATAGTGTTTGTTTATTGCTTCGCCATATAAATTTTCTTTTATATGTAGTATAGCTGGTTTAAATATATCAACAGTTATGTCCACTATTTCTTTTAACAGTTCTCTGTTAATAGTGTTAAATAATCTAATATCTCTCTGTCCACCAAATAATGCCATAATTTATCCAATATATATAGGTAAAGGTAATTTACCCATTTTATTCTGCATAGCCTCTGATTCTTCTGCATCAGCTTGCATCATCATTCTTCTAGAAGTTGCTTCTAAATTTTCCCTCAATTCTGTAATCAATCTATCTTTTTCCGATGCTGCTTCTGAACGAAGAGTATCACCATCTAAATTTATCTCTGCCCCAGGAATAGGAACAGATGAATATTTACTTCTAATAGCACCAAGTAATTCCTTAGCGAGGGCTAATGTATATTTTTTAATCCACTGTTTTCCAGGATCGTTAATTTTACCGTATTCCATATTATTATATGTAATATTAGAAAAGTCTGTAATAACTCCTGTAGAGCCAAGCTGTGCATCTTGTCTAGCTTTTGTTGTTATATATCTTAAATGAACCTTAAATGAAGAATCTGGAACAGGAAATAATTTAATTTTATTATTAATAATTTAAATTTAT